TCTGGAGTCATCCAAACTCTTCTAGCTACCCACGGAACTTCCTTCCAAACTCGCGCCGTTCCGTAGAAGAAATCTCGCCAGTACACATAGTCAGTACAGACATTTTCATCTGTAATCTGCTTTCCGGATACTCCAGGCTGAACCTCTACTTCTGAGACCTTCGCATCATAACGAAGCCAAATTTGCCCCATCCCAGGAATTAGCCGATCTTCAACGGAGTGTTGAAATGCCTCGTGCATATCAACCCCCGACCCATTAGGGCCAGTGCTGAGTAGCCGCTCCATGATCGAAGCTGCCACGCGACCTACGTCATCCTCAGGATCTTGAAATTCGCGGGAAGCAAGGGGCTTCGGCGGATTCCCGTACAACGCAGCCTTTAGAATCCCGATATTTGCCCAGAACATATTGATTTTCCGAGCATCTAGTCCTTCATCATTCCGCGCTGCTTCCTCCGAGTCTAAATACTCAGCAACTACCCTGTCCCCCGCAGTATGAAACTCCTCCAACATCTTCTGAGATGCCTTGATTTGAGACTGCCAGTATTTTACCCCATACTTAATCATCTACGTCTCCCGGGAGCGCACTTCCACGCTTGGTCCATAGTGAATGAATAATGGAGAGGGACTGCAAAAGGCTTCGCAGGCTCAATCGCAGGCTTTACCTTCTGCATTCGCTCTACTAAGCTTTTATAACGGTAGGAATCTGCAAAGTTGGAGCTCCAATCATGGAGGGGTTTATCCCTGAACGCTTTCTTCTCTTCGTCAAACTCCCGCTTATAGGACTTCAAAGCTTTCAACCCCTCGTAACACCCACTTTCGTCGAAAACTTGATGCTTAAACATCATCCGGGCAGCAGAAACTCCATCTTGAATGCTGAGGGTTGGAACTAACCTCGGCCTCACTCCGTTCGTGAGGAATTGCTCGACGATTGATCTTCCAGTCTGTAGAGACTTAGCCCTAGCATCATGTGGAAGCCAGACATTGCCAATTCTAAATCCTGCTTCACGCTGAGCGTGAAGCCAATTTATATAGAAGTCAATGCTTCGGGCGGACCATTCGGCAGCTAGAGTATTCAAAATGTGGTCTGGGAACTCCTGCCAACGCCAGACCGCTGTGGTGTCTGTGTACCCAAGGTCGAAGACATAGTGCGACTCCACTTCGGGCACGGAGGTGAAATCCCCAATCCTCGCCTTTTGAATTTCCGTTCCGTAGTAGCTGCCCTTCACCGCTGCGAACCAACTACACTCCATTTCCGACTCCCACTCGTCAATGGGCATGGAAGACTTCATTTCGTCCAGTTCTTCCTTCGGGATTATGCCGCTCTCCGAGGCCTTGAGCATAAAGTGATACCACTTCTCATTCGCCCCTGCTTCCTCCCAAACATCGTAGAAGTGGTTCGGCCCATTCGGAGTTCCAATGAAGAGCGCCCAACCTTGTCGGTCAGCGAGCGCAGGTCTGAGAATCTCAGACCAGAGATTAGGACGACAGTTTCCGTATTCGTCGACTGCGACACCGTCGAAGTACAGACCACGAAAGGCGTCAGGGTTATCCGCTCCGTAGAGAGTGATTCGTGCTCCATTGAAGAGATCGACAGACAGGGCGGATTCGGAGGTCTTAATCGCCACTTCCTTCGCGTAGTGCTTAAGGTAGTCCCAGGCGATCTGCTTCGCCTGAGAGTAGAAGGGGGCGATGTACGCGTACCTTGACCTTTCTTTCTGCGAATACAGCGCCTTCGTGATCAAGTCATTGACCGTGGCGACAGTCTTTCCCGCGCGACGATGACAGACGAGGCAGGCCCAACGCTGATTTCTTCCATGAAAGGGGAGAAACTGCGCCCTAGGTTCGTAGGGAATAGTGACTAACTTACTCACTTCATCAACCTCTGAATTTCGTCCGCCAAATCCTTGCGATACTGAACTTCGTCGAGTTTCTTCGTAAGTTCTAGAATGGAACGTCCCTGTACGGCGGGGTCGTACATCAACGCTGGCGTGGATGTGTACATCTTGGGTATTAACCCTCCACCCTTCGCCGCTGACTTCGCTGCTGCCTCTGCCATCTGTTCCCCTGCTGCCCTTCTATACTCCACGTGACTCCATGCCTTTGGCCTCCCAGCCCTCATTAAGTCGGCGATGTCCGCTTGCCTTCGAAGTCCTGGGGGCAAGCCCTCTAGTCCTACTTGGTCCTTCAATGCTCCAATTCTCCGAAGTGCGACCTCCGCCCCACTCGGTGAAGTGCCAGAGGGCCACCCCTCCTTGAACTGCACGAAGTGCGCTATTTCGTGGTTTAACGTCTTCAGAAGCTCCTGATCCGAATCGTGAGGCCCCACCCCTATGTCTAAGTCCCGAGCATTAAATCTCCCGGAATTTGGCCCTTCCAAAGTGGAGAGCGAGTATCTCTCTAACTCTGGGTACGCCGCGTAGTGCCTGGGAGAGTCATACACTTCATTCAGGTCAAAGCCCTTGGCGTTTCGAATCTTAGCCTCGGGGATTTCGTACCCAAATTTCACGTGTGGGAGAGTGGGGTCAGCATCTCGTCCTCGCGGGACGGCGAACCACCCAGGATTCTCCTCTACGATCTCCTTCTGAAGCGTCCACTCTTTAGGTTTCGTCTTTCCTAGGGCTTCCTTAATCTCTAAGTACTTCTTCCATAGCCCCGCGTCCCCGAGTTTACGAAGTCCCATTGGCCCGATACTCGCCATAGCTCCCCCTAGAGCCTTCCCTGGAATTAAATTGGAGAGGTCCGACCCAGCCTCTAGAACCTCAGGTTTTAGATGTGTAGTCTCCCCACTCCCTGTAGTCAGACGATCTCCGTAGCTGAGCCCCTCTAGAAGGTCCGCAGTCGGTTTGAACAGCCCCTGAAGATTGGAGCGATACAGAGCTAGGTCTCGGATTATATCCGACGCCTGCTTAAGCCTCGGATGCTTTGGGTCCCATTTCCTGAATTCGTCATTCTCCACTCTTCACCTCAACTCCATCGAGCGCAGTGGGTGGGAGGATATGACGAACTATGAATTCCCTACTTCCATCTAGGTCTGGGTGTGAGGAGGGCGGGAGGAGACGTGCATAGAGTTTGAAGAATTCCTCAGGATGAGTATCCGCCCAGAGACTCAACCTACTCACCCCGCCGATTTGTTGAAAGGCATCATGGAATGCCTCTATGACTGCGGTGCGGCTGAGAACTCCCTTCTTGGGGAAGACTTTAAGGAACTTGAGGTTCGGTTCCTTCGCTAGAGCTTCGAGCGTCGCCTCTTGTTCCGCAGTCGCAGCGGGGATAAACTCAACGATTTGTCCCATCGCGGCATTTTATACTTACGCGTGTAGGATTGCAAGCTAAACCGTACTCCTAAGAGTTTCGAATTGACTCCCCAGTGTGTAATCCCCAGAGTTTCGAATTGGACTCCCCGATGGCCGGCGTCCCATGGAGGTGTTTGTGCGTGTGAATGGGGGTGGCATACCGGGGGGGTCTTCGTCGTCCGCTACGACGATGTCAAACGTAAAAATGCCCGGCCTGCGTCGGCCGGGCATTGGTCCTACCGCCCTACAATCAGGGCAAACACGAGGCAACAGAAGATAGCTGCCATCACCCAGATCAGCCCGAGGGTGACGAGGATCATGCTTGGCGTGCCAGCCAGCCGCGCCGAATAGCGTAACCGACGTAGAGCATACCGTTGCCCTTGGGTCCTCCGCACTGGGGCACCTTCAGCTCGGGCAGCTCGGCTAGCTTGGACGCGCTGCACGGGAGCAGGGGGACAATGACCGCCCACGCCGCGCCAGTGTGCCCGACGCGATGCTTCGGCGCCTTCGCGCCAAGCACCAGCACTTCGCTCGTCGGCTTGGGTTCGGCCACTTCGGCCACTTCGGCCGCCACGTTCTTCCGGTCTCTCTTATCCATCTTCGTTCTCCTTAAAATCCGTGGCAGGCTGCCACGGTGACCCATTCTGCCACAGCGATCAACACAATGCAAGCGGGAAATTGTAACAGTTGAAGTGGGCGCTTACTTTCGTCTTCTCACCGCGCTCATCCTCTGCTCATAGATAGGACGGAAATCGCCAAATCATAGTCCTTGATATGAGTCTTTACGTTGACCGCTTGGGCGTCCGTCGCGGCCCTAACCGACGCGTTTAGAGTGGGTGCCAAAGGCATCGAATGTAGCCTGTAGCCATGTAGCCACCATTTACATTGTCTTACCTGCGTATAGGCGTGTATAGGGCACGTTTATAAAACCATTTAAGAGGCTACAAGGCTACAAGGCTACACGCCATAGGGGGCGTCGATGTAGCCTTGTAGCCTCCAAACCAAAAGGCTACACTCTATTGCTCTCACAAACCTTCAAAAAGAAGTGAGCGAGAGTAAAGCACTCCTCAAAGTTATCTTCATTGATGGGACTAAGGGTGCAGGGCGCAGCTATGAAAATACGCAAGGCTACATCTTCCAGTAAAGTGAGTTGTGTAATTTCATTACTCATGTTTTGCTCCTTTCATCATAATTGGATGCTTCAAAATGTTGTCTCTAACTTCATCTGTTGTTGGCTTACCGTGCATTTCCACGCCTTTTCTAAGAAAAACTCTTGTTGGTTGATTTTTAGCACCAATCCTCATTTTGATAATAACTCGATATTGATTTTGAAGAAATAAGCCAGCCATTTTCTTCCCTATATTTGGAGAAGGATCATCGTTACGAGACACATACTCTTGGGCCAACTCTTCCGTGTAGAAAAAGATGCGTCCCTCAGGAAGTATTTCCTCCACTTCAATAACGAACTGTTCAAGTGCTGAACGATTAGAAAACGACATTACTGCCTTCCCCTCTGTCATAAGTGCAGGAGAATAAGGCTCGAAATACGACACATCTAGAGTTTCAAGATGAAAGCGTAAGTGTGGAGCACCAGTCTCCGCCCACTTCCAAAACATGGGCCAGTCAGTTGCCGACTTCGGCGTCATACGGAGCACGAAGTAACGACGTGATTCCTCATCCATCTTAACTCCGTCATACTCATTGCCAGTGAAGGCTAAGGCCGCAGTATTCGCAATTTCATACTCCGGAGTAAATTTAGAGTTGACCCTGATTGTCTCGTTAGTCGCGATATTACGAAGCCGAGCATTAGTCTTTCCATCCATCTTAGTAAAGTCATCAACCACCACTAATGTCTTACTGGCGAGGTACGAATTGAACGACGACTCTAGCTCCCCCGTATTGATATAACTACAGTTCTTAGTTCCGTGAATTAATCCCAAGACGCGGAAAATCGCGGACTTACCCACCCCCTCTGGCCCTACGAGAATCGGAACCTTCGAACTTTTCTTACGATCACAATGCTGAATGTGGAATGCCATCCATCC